CTGTTTTATTCATGAATACTTTGACTGATAATTCCCAAGGAATAGTTATATCTTTTAATCTACGAGCTAATTCTTTCGCTTGATAGCCTTTGACTCCAACAACTTTATATAATCTATCAAAAACTTCTTTTGAAAGATCTTTCCAATCATTGCTAAATTCAGTTTTATTTACATATCCAACATCGTAACCTACACCAATTGTAACACCACTTTGCTCTCCTGGCCAAACTGGATTTTTTAAAAATTTATTATAATAATTTTCACCACCGCCAACTTCGAAATCAAATATAAGTTTAAGAGATTTATCGTTTAACATTAATTATTTATTTTATCTATTGTTTTATCTAGAATATTATCCGCTGGTACTTTTTCTTTCAACCAAGAATTCATCACTCCAAAATAAACAAGATGCTCATTATCAATTAGAAATAGATCGTTCCCATAACGATCTTTATACGGCGTAATACCAGCATTCTCAGTCAATTCAATAGCTTTTTCTTTTTTAAATTTTACTTTGTACATTTTTATTAAATTATTGTAGCGATCTTTTGCAGAAGATGTAATAACAGCACCATTTTCTAGTATAGCTATCACTCCTCCATTGTCTTGATTATATTGAGAGGGAGTAGAAGCATCATACGATGCAGTAAAATCTTGTATTTTGTTTGGCGTAATAGTGGCACAACCAATAAATAAGAAATTAAGAACTAATATGCTTGCGAATTTTTTCAAGATCTTTTTCCTTAACTACTTTTTCTATATCGCTTTGATGCTCAACTTCTTTTTGAGCTGTTTGACGCTCTTTCATATCTTTAGCATTTTTAGCACCAAAGACATTATTTATTGCATCAAATACTCCAGCAACAGCTCTAACTAATGCGGCAATTAATCCAGTCACATTATTCTACGTATTGTTCTGTTGCATCTTTGCATCCAGCCGCAATTGCATTAAGAACTTTTACGCCCAATTCAGCGTTACCATTTAACTTAGCAAATTGCGCAGCATAGATATCTTTAACAACAACAACATACTTTGCCCAATGAGTTTTACTTACAGGAAGATAATCTGTTAAAGCTTTTTGTAGTTGATCTGGAGTTGGAGTTTGACCAACAGTAAGGCTTTCAACAACTGTTGCAACATTATGAATCATCTTTGCTTTTTCAACTCTATCTTCTGGTGAAAGAGCTTGTTCAAGAACTACTGTGCAAGCAAGAATAACTGCTGGCTTGATATAAGGTAGAGCATTCTCTACTGCAGTTGTGCCACCAACTTGATTGTCTCCGCCAGTATTTGTTGTGGAGCAACCGATCATAAAGATGCCCATAAGGGCAATAGCAATTAAGTTTAATTTATTCATTTTTTATTTTTTCCATTCTTTTTTGGGGGCCAAACACTTTTCTGCGTATTAAAACCTACAGATTCATCAAAATCGCTAATTTTAGCATTTAGTCTTTTTGCGGCTTCTGTGGTTTGAGGGATGTCTCCTCCTGTTACATGGCTATCTTTAACGGATAGTGCAAATATTACTCCGCTCACAACAGCAATTAATTTAGCTAAACCAGAAACGTATATCTCTAAATTATCTGGTAAAAAAGAAATAATACTGTTATCACTATGAATAACAAAAGCTGTTGTAACTGCTACCACTGTAACTATTCCCGCAGTAGAAGATCTCCAATTCGGGCCAAATAATTTAGATAGCATATGTTCCATATTACACTCTATTATAGTAGAATAATAAATCAAATTCTAAATTTTTTAAACTCACATTTTGCTATGATATAATATACTCGCTAAATAATTATCTACTTGATGCTCGTTGGAGATATTTAAAATATTATTAACCATAAGATTATTTTTATCGTAAGGCTTTTCTACATATTCTCCAATTGAATTAATCCAGTTTTCGGGAAGTTCATTAGATAAAATTATCTTAGAAATTTGATCGGCTATATTTTTTTGATCTTGAGTCATCTTTTTCAAATTATGTTTTTTTCTTAAAAAGTTGCATATTTCTTCGTTTAGTTTTTGCGCAGAAATTAAATTATTTTTTATTTTAGTTAAACTAAAATTTTCTAGGTTGGCTTTAGATTGATCGCCCTCACCTATTGGTTTGGTATTTTTCGTTTGTTGCTTGATACCAGATGTACCGCTTGGTCTTCCTGCTTCTTGGTTTTTCGCTCCGCCGATTAATGGCTGATACAGTCCTTTATCTTTTAAGCTCTTAAATTTATTTTGAGATTCGGCGGATTCTTCTGGTCCAGGTAATCTTCCTGTTTCAATAGCGCGTATACCTTCTTCTGGCGTTAAGATGCCTAACTCTATCAATCTGCTATAAACTCTTGAATATTGTATATCATCTTTTAAGTCAATGTCTTCAAAATCTGGTACCGGAAAATTTTTGAAACCAAGATCTTTGCTAATTCTTCTGATTTCTGGAATTAAAAATTCATTTATAAAAGCTTGACGAGCTTGTTTAAGTCTTTCAATAAAAACTTGTACTTTGATACTTTGATTTGCAAATTTTTCATTTCCAATTAAAATATTATTTAATCCAATCTGTATATCTCTGTCTACTACTTCATATTTGGCTGGGCCAATAATGTTACCAATATCTGGTATAACAAATTCCGCTTTTGTTGTGTAGTCCGCTATTAAAACTCTTCCTACGCTTTGATTTTCAAACAGTTTCTGCATGGCTTCTAAATTCTTTTGATTCACTCCACCTTTTTCTGGTTCGGCTCCCATGGTTACAAGAAGTATCGCTTGCTGCATTGTTCTTGTAATAGCCATATCCATTTTTTTCATTTCAGTTTTCCAATTTATATCATCTAAAACAGAGAATCCCATAGGTATTGCAAATGGTTCATAATCTTGTTTTTTATAAAAAACTGCGGCTAGTCTTTCTTTCTCCAAAGGAATAGTCAAAACGCCTATTGTTTTTTGCTGAATCATTTTTTGTGTTTCTAGAGGCAAGCTGCGAAACACTTCCGCGTCTTCTTCTGTCTTGGGGCTTTTTAATCTTTCTAATTCGTAATCGCTTAACAATTTATAATATCTTCCTACAGAAAAATTTATTCCACCACCTATTTGTATATCTGCGGGATTTAATATTATATATCTTGCAGGTAATTTTATACTAGAAGCTTTGGCGGAAAGACCAAAGGTTTGAGTAATTTTACTTACGTCTTCATTGTTCACCAATGTATCAAACCTATACAAAAAAACATTTCCGCTTCTATAATATTCTCTAAAAAATTTGTCTTGTAAATCCCAAATATTTATTTTTTTAAATAAGGCTTCAAAAAAATCTCTAGATTTTTGGCTTCCACCTTTAAAATATATTGGACTCGAAGAAAACTCAGTCATCAAATCTATCGTATTTCTAAAAATAGCAAAATTATAATAAGCCTTTTGGCACAAAATAACAGCATCTCTTATGTCCATATTAGATGAATTTTTTATACCAGATGAATATTTAAAAGGAACTAGGCCGTCTTCTATGTTCTTATATCTATCAGTTCTATTAATAGTGCTAGAGGCATTTCTCCTTGATGGGCTTTCTGATGCACTAGAAGAAAAAGATGATATGCTTTTGCTAGAGGCTTCGGCCACCATCAAAGGTGAAATTTCTTCAATTTTTTTATTTTTTTGAGTATTTTTGTTATTTTTGGGCATTTTGTTCAAATATTACACATAATTATACGATAAAACTTAAGAAAAGACAAATTATTTTATAATAAAAGGCTCAAAAGTTGATTGCTCAACTTCTTCTTTAACGCTTATTATATCAAAATAACACTTCAGCGCCCAGTTAGCCAGCATAAGAGCTGAATAATTATCTTTTCTAGCTTTATTAGCAGAAGTACTTCTTTTTAAATGTTGAGGTAAATCAAAAGTCTGCGTCCCGCGACTAGTGCTTGAATGTTCTACCAACGTGCATTGCTTCTTCGTCTGAGAAATAAAATCGTCTTGATTCTCTATAAAATCTAATAACGTCCAATCTTTTTTGTCTTCACTTTTCATTAAATCTATCGGGGCGCCTTTGTTGATTACTTCATTAAAAAATTCTTCATTTGCTCCAGCCTTGCTCGCAAACCAAATTCTTTTATAGTCTATGCACGCCTGTAAATATTCATTTCCTTTGCGAATAAAATTACTTGTAAAAACTTGATTAAAAGCAATTTTTTTGTCTTCTAAATTATACTTTTTTCTAGTATTACGAATCATAAGTTCATAATCTATTCCCTCTAAATCAGAATCTATATCTATAGTTTTTATTTCTAATTTTTGTTTTTTGAATAATTCAGATTGATTACATGCAGAAAGAAAAACATCTGCCCCAGCATTATCTAATATCATTAAAACTATATTAAAATTTGTCATTACATAATATAAGTAAGCTACGTGATTTTTTAAATTACCTAGCCCAGCATAAGTATGCACTAAAATTCCTTGTTTTTTTTCTTCATCTATTTCTAATATTGCCATAGCAAAATAATCTGCATTTGGGCTGTCGCTCATGTTTGGATCAATGCCTAATATATATTTTTTTGTTGGATCTCCTTTTAAAAGAGTATGTGGTTTTTCATTGAATTTCAAAGTACAATCTTCCATTTTTTTTGCATTAAAATAACTATCGCTTCCATCCGTAAACCTAGCGCAATATTCTCTAAGAAAACCACTGTGACTAGATCCACCATTCTGAGCTTCTTCTATAATCGTTTTATCTATCATTTCTTCTGGTAAAGCTTCATAACTTAATTGACTCACAAAATAAGTAGCTTCACCCTTCTCATTATTAATAATTTTTTGAGTCCATTCATTGTAAGTTTTGTAAAGGTTTTCGAAAGTAAAACTTGCAGAAGAAAAAGCTAACATTTTGCTTGTATTTTCGAATACCATCCTGTCTTCTTCTTTCATTAAGCCTTCGGAGATTAATTTATCTTCCATTTCTCTTACTTCCATTCGTTCTTTAATATTTTGTGGAGCTACAAGAAATGGCATTAATACATTCTTAATAATTTCTTCAGGTAACAGAAGAAACTCGTCAAGAACAAGTACATTAGCTCGAAAACCTCGAATTTTTTCACCATTAAGAGGAATTGCTACTATGCTGCCTCCATTAATATGCCATTCAAATTGATCGTTTCTTTTTGCTTTTGCTCCGAAACATTGAGCCAGCAATTCTGCGCCAGGACTTTGCACAATCTTTTCAAGATTATTGAATATAAATCTTGCAGTTCTAAAAGTCGGTCCAGCTATAAGAATTTTTGTATTAGGTTCAAATACGCATTGAAGAAAGCAAAAAACTGCAGCCATAAAACTTTTGCCACAACCTCTACCAAAAACGCACATATTAAAATTACGATTAAAAAAAGCTTTTAAATGTATTTCTTGATAAGGAGCTAATTTAACTCCACTAATTAGTTCTGTAGTAAATCCAATATTTGCTCTTAAAAATTTAGCCAAAGTAATTTTCGCTTCTTTATCATTAAGAAAGCCTTTGAGTTCTAATAATTCTTTATTAGTGTCCCTGACTTCTTTAATATATTTATTTGGGCAATCTATCATAATAATCCCATATCATATGCTAATTGTAAATCTATTTTTTTATAAAAGCATTTACTCGCAAAAATAAATTCAATAACTCTTTTCATTTCTTCTCTTCCGTCTACAAATAAAAATTGTAAATTACTATGCTCCTGCAAAAGCGTTCTTGCATTATGAAAAATAAATTCTGGCGTAGCTTTTATTTTCTTACTAATATGTGGTAAATATTGAAAACTTAAAGCGTTTGACAGCTTTTCTTCGACAATAACTACCAAATAAGCTCCGTTCTTTTTTGCTCTTAATATTTCATTATTAAATCTTTCTAAATTTCCACTGCTCAAAGTGCTAATAAAATCACTTAGATTTTTCCTTTCTATATAACAATTACAATTATTGTTGCTGCAAGTATAATCGCCATATGGTAAAGTTTTCATCTCGAATGGGATATTAAATCTTAACCAGTTTTGTTCTCGTGTATCCACGTAAATAAGATCTCTTAGAGATAATTTATTTTTAAATTGATTAGATATATTTTGAGGATGAATGAACTTATTTTCTAATCCTAAAGAAGAGCACAGATCATAATAGTCTTCAAAAATTTTATTATAAAAAATTATTGAAGGACTCATAATTGTTCTCAATTCTACTTGGGACGGAGAGTATATTATATTCTTTTCTTCTTTTCTCTTTTTAAGAATACCTTTGCAATAATCTTGAGCCACTTCAATGGGTTGGGTCTTTAACCATTTCTTCATATTATTTTTGTCATTAAAATCAGAATTAAAATATTGCTCTTTAGATTTAAAATTAATTACCTCGCCAGTTAAAAGATCTTTTTTGGGATAATATTTGTGATAGTATTTTTCTTTATTTAAACCATAGCTCCTCAAGGCAAGATGAAGACTTTTTTCATCCTTGAACTTTTTGCCATCCACTTTACATATTACGCTCATCCGTTTAAAATCTCATCTTTTGAAATTCCTAAAATTTTACATTTTACTTCGTCCATAGAAGATAATCTGTCTATTTCTTTTTCTATAACTTGTTTTCTTATTTCAGCCATTTTAATTAATTTTTGCCTACTCTCCTCTTCTTTCCACATTTGAACAAGATTAATAATAGAAGCGGTTTCTTTCACTTGTTTACTTAGTCTTTCGCTTCTTTTGACCTTAAGATCATTTAATAATTTTTGTTGACGGTTAACGCAATCATTATATTCTTTTCTTGCAGTATTACTGGCTTCTACTAAAGTCATGGGAATTTTTCCATCCTCTTGAATCGCTAAGTCTATTTGATTTTGCAGCACATTGATGGTTTGTTGTATATTGGAAGATATAACGACTTCTGTAGAAAGAACAATGTATTGATCCACTTCCTCTTGAGTTAAATCATTTTTATCATAAGTATATCTGACAAAACTACTTTCAAAAAGATCTCTATCTTTTTCGTCGTCATAAAGATTTATTTGGTGAATAAATCTAAATGTATTCATATAACCCGTCAAAGAAGCTATATCTCTCTTAACTTTATGCGTTATTTTATTCTTATCAATGCCATCCAAAATGTATCTGTTAATTTTGGCGATTACCCTTTCTTCGCTTCTGGGCGGTCTATATTCGTCTGTGGCAGCATTTTCATTTTCTGCATTGTTAAATTTTATATTTGTTGGAATATTTTTCATATATTCTAAAACGCTTCTGGTTTCTTGAGATAAATTAGTAAGAGATTGATTTTTAAAAAGAATTTTTGCCATCTCTAATCCAGTCATAGTTTGACAATTATTACTAATATACTCTTTTTGCTCGTTATTTAAATCTATTAAACCCTTGGCTTCATATTCGTGACTTTTTCTTGGCTTAATTTGTCTAGAAGCAAGAAACTGTTTAACAGCTTTGCCTTCTTTGCTTCTCCCGTCTAAATCTTCTCTACCAAAAGCCAATTTAACTAGTTCTGATAAAGCTGGAGGATTATTTGGACGATTATTCCATTCTTCTAAAAGTTTAAGCTGTTGCTGTTCTGTTAAAATTAATATTTCTTCGTTCATACAATATCGATATCTCCATTATATAAATGTTTTTTTACTTTCAAAAGTATAGATTTTTTTAAATTTTTAATTTGTTTATATCCGGCGGACCTATTCTTTTCGCTTGTCCTGTATCCCATTAATAATGCCACTTGATCTTCATCTTTGCCTTCGATGTAAAGATACTTGTATATTTTCCATTCGATAGGCTTTAGTGTGCTTTCCATTTTAAAATGGATATTTTTAGCCGCTTTTTCTAAATTTAAATTTTGATTAGGTATATTATTGATCTCATTAACATAATTTTCTGTACTCAAAGTTAATTTTGTATCATGTGCATTTTTTTTATTTTTTGCCCAATTAGCGTATAATGGACACGTATTGCATTGACTGCCATATATTGCACATCCTTCTTCTCCCTCTGCTGCATTGCACTTCAAACAGGGTCTAGTGAAATTGCTATAATTATTTCTTATCAGATTTTTTATTTGATTGCTTATAATTCTATTAATCCATGGTGCAAGCGGTTTAGAAGAATCATAAAGATGCCATTTTCTATAAATATGAAATCTAAGTACTTGAGAAACGTCATAAAAATCCATCCAAGCAATTGCAGATAAATTCCACTTAGATTTTCTTTTTAAAATCTCTGAATTTATTTGATCTATAGATTCTTCAAAAGAAGGTTTGCGGTTGCGGGCCATTTAATTTTAACGCTTTTTTGGTCGGATAGCTTTTGATTCATTAGCAATCTCTTCAAGAATTTTCTTTTTTTCTAGTTTAGACATTTTTTTTCTGGCGCCTCTTTCTCGCCTATCTCCACCTTGAGATGTACCTGCAATATCTTTAATTTTACTTTTTGGGAATTTTACTGAAGACACTTCAAAATCTAATTTTTTAATATTATTTACTATTGACGCGTCCAAGTCTGAATCTAAATCGTTTTCGTCTTCGATAATGTCTATTTTTTTGTATGTATTTTGTTTTTTTGTTGTAACGTCTAATTTTGAATTAATGTTATATTTAGAATCAAAATTAGCGCCGCAATGACTACAAAATTTAGGTTTATTTAATGTATAACTAGTAGGATTACCACATTGAGAGCAATAGAATTTTAGCATATATTTATTATATAAAAAATGTTTATATTATTCTATAATATTGTGTTTTAAATCTAATCCCTTCCATTTTTGAATAGAAACACCTCTTGGTTTTAAATCATATGGAATCTGAGACACTCTGGCTTTTATATTATTTATTATATCAGGATTATTTTTACCCCCCATAAGATGAGTGTATTTCTTGTGAGATAAATTTTTCGTATCAGCAAGGTCTTCTAATAAAGTATTAATTTTAATATTATTTTCATATAAGAATATTGCGAGATTTCCTTGCTCTAATAAACAATTTTTAGGTAATTCATTTTTTAAAGGAGTTCTCCACGTTATCTCAAGCTTTGGATCATTAACCATATCAAGCACAAATTGAGAATATTTTTTTATTATTTCTGTATCTTTACCGCCAAATATACCCATATTATATGGAATAATTAAATCTGAAGATTTTTGATATTTTTTCCAAATATCTGGTATTTTAGTTTTAAATACATCAAAATCATAAACATAAGAACTAAATGGATTGTCTTCAGATTGAGCAAATATTCTTGAATTTAATAATTTTTTTGGTAGTGATTCCCAAAGAAAAACATCTGAATCTAAATGCAAAAACGGTTTTCCTTTAGATGCTGCTATATTATATGCATATATTTTTGGAAGCATCCATATAAGAGGAAAACTTGGCAAATCATCCAAAACAGTAGAAAAAGAAGTAAAAGGTAAATCTTTTAAAAGATCATAACCAATCGAGTCACAAATAAGATGAACTTTGCTATAATGTTTATTAGCTAAAGCAAGCGAAAGCTTCCAAGAACTTATATCAGTTTCCCAAGCTCTTATTCCTCGTCCATCAAGAGACATGTAAACTTCAAGCATATAAAATTATACACCGCCTCCTCCAATCGCTGCGCCACAAGTCGGAGGATTCAGATTATTTACATAAATTGTTAGTATTGTATTCGCGCCGTTAAAAATATTATTTCCGTTTTGGCTAATAGATAAATTATATTGCCTAGGTTCCGTAAAGCCCGTAAAGGTAATTCTAGCATAAAATCTATTTCTATAACTATCAAAAAAATTCAAGCTTCCGATTCCCCCTACGCCTCCTTGTTCCTGATATATTCCACCTCCCCATCCAGGTACAAGGTAAAGGGGATTCAATATCCGACTTGGAAAAATAGAAATACCTAAACTAGAACTCGCCCAAGCGTAAACTCTAATTGTTTGTCCTGGAGTTATTAACAATGAACTCTCATGCGATATATTGTCTAAAATCTGTGGTTCAGGACCAATACTTGTAAAAAAAATAATA